ATGAGAAATATCTAGGCAAACCAAAGAAAAAAAACTGTACTTTAGGATTGATGGCATCTCAACTCGAGAATATTAAACCAGAAAAGCTTAAATCACCACAACTTCCAAATGAAAAAACAGTTCGTCATCTTAAGGATTTTACAAATTTAGATAGAAACCCATTAATGCATAGATTTGTTGATCTATCTGAAAAAGATGCAATGACATTATTTAGCAGCGCTACTTCAGTTATATCTGAGATGGCGGGTGAAATTAAAGTAGATGAAGACGAAAAACCACTGCTTGAGGTTATTTCTTCTGACGTGAAAAAAGGCTAGCGACTGTTTTATCAAATGCCTTTCTTCTCTCGTCAATCCCAAGTTCCATAACTTTCTCAATAAACGGTTCGGATTGCTCTTTATCTGTCAGCTTTTCTTTTGATTGGGATTTAGCCCATCGCCATTTTTTTTCAGCACATTTTTTATGTCAGGGCGTGCTTTTCATAATGAAAGTGTTTTAACAATAGGAAAAAAATCTCAAAATAGGAATTTATATGTTGACAGCGCCCCGCTGTTTGGATATAAATAGGGTACAGTCAGAAAAGTGCGCAACAATCTTCAAAATGTTGAGCACCAAACACAACCAGCTGATCTCTTAAGCAACTAAAAGCTAAGAGATTTTGAGCTGGTTTTTTTATGTCTGCGGTAACCAAGAGGTAAGAGCACACTCCGACCGGAGTGTAGCGAGGATCGGCAAAATTGTGCGTAAAAAAATATTGCAAAGGAGTGCCAATAAGTTTGAAAGAAAAAAGCGGTGAGAAAAATCTAAAATGGCAAGCCATTGAAAAAGACTATAAAGATCTTTCACTCTCAATCAAAGAAGTCTGCCAGCGCCATAATATAAAAAGATCAGAGCTCTATAAGCACGCAAGAGAAGAAGCATGGCAACTCCGCTCAAAAAAGAAAAAAGCTAACCAACAAAAAGTTCAAAAGCTTCAAGAAAAAAATTCAAGAAGCCAAGAGCAAATAATTGAAGCTCAACAGCCCGTAACAACCTTAGAAGATGCATTGGAGTTTATCACAATGGATTTAATGCAGCGTATAAAGATGCGCAGCCAAGAGTGCGATGCAGATCATGACAAAGATGCCCGCACCCTCTCATCATTGGTGAGAACCTATGAAAAATTACAAGAAATAAAAACTGACACCCATATCTCAAATAAGAGCAAGGCCTTGAAGAAAAAAGGGGAGCAGACGAATTTCCCAGATCAGAAAATTAATGAGGACGCCAAACGCCGAGAAATTGCGACAAATCTTGAAAAGCTCATTCAAGGATTATGATGGGACAAGAAAAAACAACAAACTCAAAAATTTTCTAAAATCTCTCTCTGTAAATGAACTCGAAGCCCTTCAATATGATTGGCAAATTTGGGCAAGAGACGATCAACTTCCACCAAATCATATCAATGGTGATGAGCAGGCTTGGCATATTTGGTTGTTGCTTGGGGGGCGAGGGGCCGGCAAAACCAGAGCAGGCGCAGAGTGGGTAAGGGCAATGGCGCAGGGTATAAAACCAATTGCGACGGAACCCGCAAAAAGAATTGCGCTAATAGGTGAAACTTTAGGTGATGTAAGGCGAACCATGATCGAGGGTGTCACAGGCCTGCTGGCCATACACCCAGAAAATGAGCGCCCATTATTCGAACCCTCTAAAAGAAGGGTAACCTGGCCAAACGGCTCAATTGCAGAAATGTTTTCTGCCGAAGACCCCGAAGGCTTAAGAGGGCCACAATTTATGGCGGCCTGGTCAGATGAATTATGCAAATGGTCAAAGCCTGAAGAAACATGGGACATGTTGCAATTTGCTCTAAGACTGGGCGAAGCACCACGCCAAGTTATAACAACAACACCAAGAGCAACCGCATTAATTAAATATATAATAAATAACGAGAAAACGGTAATCGGGCGCTCTAAAACAAGTGATAATAAAACGCACCTATCAAGGAGCTTTTTAAAAACCGTTCATGAAAAATATAGCGGTACAAGATTGGGCCGCCAAGAGCTAGAAGGTGAGCTCATCGAAGATAGAGAAGACGCCCTCTGGCAAAGAGACCAAATAGAACATTTAAGAAAAAGAACAAGTCCCGACTTAGAGCGCATCGTCGTAGCCATCGACCCACCGGTGACTAGCGGTGCCAAGGCCGACCTTTGCGGCATCATCGCAGCCGGCGTCGATGCCGAGGGAGCCGGTTATATTTTAAAGGACCAAAGTGTGCAAGGTCTAACACCTCTGAAGTGGGCTGAAGTCGCCGTTGAATTATATCACAACTGCAATGCAGATCGCATCGTAGCTGAAGTCAATCAAGGTGGCGAATTAGTCGAAGCTATTTTAAGGCAAGTCGATAGCTCGATACCCATTAAAAAAGTTCATGCCACCCGAGGCAAGTTCACAAGAGCAGAGCCGGTCGCCGCTCTCTATGAGCAAGGCAGAATTTGCCATATAGGCTGCATGCAAGAACTAGAAGATCAGATGTGCGATTTTGGTCCAGGCGGATTGTCTAGTGGCAATAGTCCGGATCGATTAGATGCACTTGTGTGGGCTATAACAGATTTAATGCTCAACACTGCACCAGTGCCGAGAATGCGGCGCTTATAATTTTAAAAAATACGTCAGACTTAGATAAAGGGTCGCTATATATGCCATCATGGAAAAACCTGTTCACCCCCTGGGCAAACCAGAACCAAAGGGTGAAGCAGCCAAAGGTCGTGCCGAATGAAATGCCGTTTAAAGGTGAGCAAAAGGCAAGTCAGGCAAAGTCCATCATTTCATTGCAACAGCTAGGGCAAGCGCAATGGAGCCCAAGGGATTACACCTCCTTTGCAACTGAAGGCTTTGGACAAAACGCTATTTGTTACAGATGTGTGAGCATGATCGCACAAGCTGCCGCTTCAATTCCTTTGCGGGTAAGAGAGGGCGGTGAGGATTATCATGATCACCCCTTATTAGATCTCTTACAAAACCCAAATCCTCATCAGTGCGGGCCAGAAATTTTGGAAGAATGGTACGGCTTCTTACTTGTAGCTGGTAACACTTATCTCGAATTGGTGAGCATAAATGACACCCCGCGCGAACTATATGTCCTAAGACCAGACAGGATGAAAGTCGTCGCTGGAAATCAGGGGTGGCCTCAATCATTTACCTATACCGTAAATAATAATTCTGTTGAGTTTCCTATCCCAGAAAGTGGGGAGCAGGCCCCGATATTACACACGAAACTCTTTCACCCAACAAATGATTATTATGGCATGAGCCCTATAGAAGCGGCCGCTTCTGCCATAGATATACATAACGCGGCATCAAGTTGGAACAAGGCCTTACTCGATAATTCAGCACGGCCCTCAGGGGCGCTGATTTATAAATCAAGTGAAGGCCAGCTCACCAGTGAACAATATGATCGCCTACAAAAAGAACTAGAAGAAAATTTTGAAGGGTCTGCAAATGCAGGCAAGCCCCTCCTTTTAGAAGGCGGATTAGATTGGAAAAATATGGGGCTAACCCCAAGGGATATGGATTTTATTGAAGCAAAATTCGTAGCCGCTAGAGAAATTGCTTTAGCCTTTGGTGTCCCTCCAATGTTGCTAGGCATACCAGGCGATAATACTTACTCCAATTATGCTGAAGCGAACAGAACCTTCTGGCGCCAAACAATACTTCCCTTAGTTGAACGCGGAGCAAAATCTCTTTCAAATTGGTTTAAACCCTCCTTTGGAGAGAGCCTGTGCTTAAAACCAGATATCACTGAAGTCACCGCCTTAACTCAAGAAAGAGAAGCCCTCTGGAAGCGCCTCCAAGAAACGGACTTCTTAAGCGAAAATGAAAAACGTGCCCTAATCGGTTACCCACCCCTAGAGACTACAGTGGAGGGTGCAGAAGAATGAGTTTTAAAAGTCGGACCAGAGTTTCACCGTCAATGAGTACAAAAGATTTCATTGATCGAGAAGTAAAATACGCACCCTTAAATCTTGAAACCGTCTCATGTGAAGGCATCTTTGAGGGCTATGCTAGTCTGTTTAATACAATTGATTTGTCAAAAGATGTCGTGCGCAAAGGAGCCTTTGCAAAAGGGATAAAAAGTAAATCTCCGCTTTCAGTAAAAATGCTGTATCAGCACAACCCTTGCGAGCCCATAGGTGTCTGGCAAATTATTAAAGAAGACCACAAAGGCTTGTTTGTCAAAGGCAAACTCCTAACAGAGATCCAACGGGCCAAAGAAGTATTGAGCTTAATGAAGCAAGGCGCATTAGATGGCCTCTCGATTGGCTACAAAACAATACGCTCTCAAAAGAAAAATTTAAACAAGACTGTAAGTCCCCCCCATGGGCAACAACCAGTTGCAACAAGGCTAGGACTGGTAAGAGAACTAATAGAAATTGACCTTTATGAAATATCTATTGTGACGTTTCCGATGCACCCAGATGCAAGAGTAGACAAAGTAAAGTCGTTAGATATTTCTAGCGGATATCCAACAATCAGAGATTTCGAACGGTGGCTTATGCGAGATGCAGGCTTCACCAGAAAGCAAGCCCAAACCGCAATCGCGAAAGGCTTCAAATCACTAGCATTCACGCGAGAAGCTGAAGCAACAAGTGATCAAAAAAAGCAAATGCCCTTAAGTGAAAAACTCTTAAAGGCAGCCCAAAAATTCACTTAAAATTTGGAGTTACAATGAAAGACCAAACCCCTCCCAAAACTTATGAAACCAAAGCTGAACAAGTCGGCTACGACACTGAAATTAATTCAGCCTTTGACCAATTCATGAACGCATTTGATGAGTTCAAACAAACCAACGATGATCGCCTCAATGAACTTGAACAAAAAGCAAGCGTTGATGTTTTAACTGAAGAAAAACTCAACCGCTTAAATCAAGCCCTTGAAGACAACCAAAATCAACTCGACAGTCTTCTGTTAAAATCGAGTAGACCATCTCTCAATGGAGACAGAAACAGCTCGCCACTTGTGACTAAACATCACGCTGCCTTTAATAATTACATGCGCAAAGGTGATGCCAACAAACTAAGAGAGATTGAAACCAAAGCACTTTCCATCACTTCAGATCCTGACGGTGGTTATCTTGTCCCAGATGAAACTGAAAAAGCTGTGATGAGCTCACTAAAAGAAGTATCCCCCATCAGATCAATCGCCGGTGTGAGACAAGTTAGCGGAACAGTTTATAAAAAACCATTCTCTATCACTGGTCCTGGCACAGGTTGGGTTGGTGAAACAGCTGCAAGACCAGAGACCACGTCTCCAACTTTGGCTGAGCTAAGCTTTCCAACAATGGCACTTTATGCAATGCCAGCTGCTACCAGTAACCTTTTGGATGACAGCGCGGTGAATATCGATGAATGGATCTCAGAAGAAGTTCAAAGCGCCTTTGCTGAGCAAGAAACAGCCGCTTTTGTCAATGGTGATGGTGTTAATAAACCACAAGGCTTTTTAAACTACACCAGCGTCGATGAAAGCAGTTGGAGTTGGGGCAATATTGGCTATCTGGCAACAGGTATCGATGGTGACTTTCCTGCAAGTGATCCAAGTGATGTTCTAATTGACCTCATCTACACATTGAAATCAGCTTACCGCGCCAATTCAAATTGCGTGCTGTCTCGCTCAACACAAGCAGAGATCAGAAAGATCAAAGATGCTGATGGCAATTACATTTGGCAACCAGCAAACAGACCAGGCGAGCAACCTTCCTTGTTAGGTTATCCCGTAACTGAAGTTGAAGATATGCCAACAATCGCCTCTGACAGTCTTTCAATCGCCTTTGGTGATTTTAACAGAGGTTATCTGATTGTGGACCGTCTAGGCCTTCGTGTCCTAAGAGATCCATATAGTTCAAAACCATATGTCCTGTTCTACACCACAAAACGTGTTGGTGGCGGTGTGCAGGATTTTGATGCTATTAAATTCTTAAAATTCGGCACATCTTAAAAACATGAATATTAATGGCCGCAGCTCCTTCCCCTAAAGCGCCGCCATTAAGAGAGCCTGGCACTGAATGCTCCTCCCTCACTAGGTGCCAGGCTCGCTTTTTCTTATAGGGACTATTTAAAAAATGAATGTAACAAAATTTGGAGACAATATATGGCGCTTCAATTGCGGGCCTTCAAGAGCAGTAAAACTCTTACAGACAGCAATAGGAGCTGAAGTTGATGGAGAGGTCGGTCCAGAGACAATCCAAAAGGCTAACGCAAGCTCAGTAAATCAGAGACTGAGCAAATTCATATCAGTCCGGCGCTCATATTATAAAAATCTCCGCCAATTCAGCATCTTTGGTAAAGGCTGGATAAACAGACTTGACCAAACAGAAGACACAGCAAAACGCTATCTCGTTGACAATTTATATCCTCCAAAAAAGTTTTCGACTCCTATAAGAAAGGTAAAACCAAAAATGAATACAACTCATTTGAATGATAAAACAAAGTGGTGGGGTGAATCTCTCACTGTGTGGGGCACGATCGTCACAGCACTATCAACGATACTTCCTATAATTGGCCCCTTCATCGGCCTTGATATTTCTGCAGAGTTAATTCAGCAATTTGGCGATACGGTTGCAAAACTCATTCAGATTATTGGTGGCATTACCGGTACCTCAATGGCTCTTTACGGCAGAGTAAGAGCCTCAACTAAATTGACAAGACGCTCTATGGAAGTGAAGGTATAAGAGTTTAGGTGAATTTATGACAGTAAAACTATGGCTTGTTTCAATGGTGCTTTCAGTCCTCGCACCTATAATGTTTCCCCGTTTAAAGAAAAAGAAAGATGAGGGGATAGATAACTATCATCACGGTCGTTATTTTGATCATACAATGTCTCAGAAAAATGAGGATCAATTAAAGAAATAAAATTCACTGATAACTTTTCTTTTGCCCTGATTTGTCAATATGCTAAACAGGAATATACTATTCAATGGTCCTGTGATTAAATATATAATGAATTGGGGGAGAGTGTGCGCCTACTTGTCGTCGAAGATGATAATGACCTAAATCGACAAATTCAGACGGCTTTGGAAGAAGCTGGCTATGTTGTCGACACTGCCCATGACGGAGAAGACGGGCACTTCTTAGGGGAAACAGAACCCTATGATGCTGTTATCTTGGATATTGGTTTACCAACTATGGATGGTATTTCTGTTCTTGAAAGTTGGCGTCGGGCAAATTTAAAAATGCCTGTCCTCATCTTAACAGCGCGTGACAGATGGAGCGATAAAGTCGCAGGTATGGACGCAGGTGCAGATGACTACGTTTCAAAACCATTTCATATGGAAGAAGTTCTAGCCAGAGTAAGAGCATTGCTTCGCCGGTCAACCGGCCATGCCACCAATGAAATCGAAGTGGGTAACCTACGTTTAGATACTAAGGCCGCTAAAGTCACGGTAGATGGCACTTTAATCAAATTAACATCCCACGAATTTCGTCTATTAGCCTATTTGGTTCATCATAAAGATAAAGTCATATCCAGAACGGAGCTTGTCGAGCATCTCTATGATCAGGATTTTGATAGGGACTCAAACACGATTGAAGTGTTTGTCGGTCGATTGCGAAAAAAGATCCCGTCCGATTTAATCAAAACAGTCAGAGGCCTTGGATATTGTTTATCCACGAATGAAAATGAAGTTTAATTCTCTCGCATTTAGACTTTTCATTACCTCAACAGCTTTGGCTCTGATCATTTTGCCTCTTGCTGCCTATCAATTGATCTCGGTTTA